CCCGCTCCACCAATAGATGTAGTGCCGTTGCCGCCGACTCCACCCGCTCCACCGCCGCCACCTTGACCATACAAAGCAGCCGATGTTGCATTACCGCCGTTGTTACCATAACCAGTTGCGCCACCAGTATTGCCCTGTGTTGCAGTTCCCGGAGAAGTTTGATTTTTGTCACCAGCTCCACCGCCAGAACCACCGCTACCACCAGCATTACCACCGAAACCGCCATAACCACCGCCGTTGGATGTAATTGTGTCAAAGGTAGAGTTGTTGCCAACATTTCCGTAAGTGCTTCCAACCGCTCCACCAGCACCAACGGTTACAGTAAAACTGCTAGTTCTTGCTAATGTGCGACCGCTTTGCCATGAAAGACCACCCGCGCCACCACCAGTTCCAGTTGGTGCGCCACCGCTACCGCCACCAGCAACAACCAAAACATCAACTGTTAAAGATGGTGGGTTAGCAGTACCAACCGCAGCCCAAGTTCCAGTTGCCGTGTAGTTAAGCATCTGCCCTAAAGTCGTGTCGTAATACTCCATCCCCACGAATGGCGAGGATGGGCGATTGGATGTTGATCCGATTGCATAACCTGAACGAGATAAATCTCTAGAGCGTGACATTATCCACCTACCTGTGAACGAGTGTAACGAACGATGATGATACCTGAACCGCCGTTGAAGCCAGAAGCAGTTCCGCTATAAACATTTCCGCCTCCGCCGCCACCTGTGTTTGTAGCGCCGTTAGAACCGTTTAAGCCCGGTGTCCAATAAGAACCAGTTCCGCCACCACCAAAGCCACCAGCAGTTACAGCGCTTGCGCTTCCGTTAGAACCACCACCACCGCCAGCGTAATAATAATTTGGTGAGTGATAATCGCCAGTAGAAGTTGCGGCAGCCATAGCGTTAATGAGTGAGCTTGTTGCGCCGATTCCACCGACTCCGCCAGTATTAGAACCACTAGCATTTCCGCCAGCTCCGCCAGCTCCACCACCACCGCCACCGCCTTGAGTTCCGCTTGGTGATGAACCGCCGTTATTTCCTTGACCGCTTGTTCCAGTACCGCCAGATTTTGCGGGAGCGCCACCGCCACCCGAACCGCCGTTAGAACCGTTATTGAAAATGGTGTCGGGTGAGTCAGCAGCGCCACCACCACCGCCGCCATAAATAGTTCCAGACAAAGAACCAAATGATGAGTTTCCACCATTAGTTCCGTTGGCGTTATAAACACCACCGGCACCGGGGCCTCCAACGGTACAAGTGTAAGCTCCGTTTAGAGATTGAGATGTTGCAGTCCATAAACCACCAGCACCACCAGCGCCAGACCATTGACCATTAGCGCCACCGCCACCACCGCCACCAGCTACTACCAAAATATCTGCGGTGATTGTGCCGTTGGATACTGTAAAAGTGGATGTTGATGTAAATAAACGATAATAATAAGTAGAATCAGAATAAAGAGTTCCACCGGATACGGTTGGCAAGGAAAGCGCCAACGGATACCATGCACTTCCATTGTAAACCTGCAACGCGCCCGATGTTGTATTCCAGAACAACTGTCCAGCATAAAGACCTGTTGGGTTTGTCGAACCGCTTGGTGGGTATTGCTCCCAGTTCAATCCGTTAGTCTGAGATGAATCAGCCGTGAGAAGGTAAGTATTTGATCCGATAGGCAAACGGTTAACGGTTGATGCCGCGTTACCAACAATCAAGTCGCCCTTAGTAGTGACGGTTGAAAGCGGGATTGCGTTAGCCACCGAGAACGATGATGGCGAGACTACTGTGGCAATATCGCCAGAAACAAGAGCCGTCAGTCCGGTGATAGATGTTCCTGTAGTTGCGGTGTAGTCCACGCCGCGCTCAAGAAGAACGCCGTTGATAAAGACTTGTTCAGCTCCTACGGTATATGACAGGGTTGTAGAGAATCCGTCAGTTCCGGACAATGAAGTTTCGCCGCCTGTTGCGGTGTAACGCCATTGTTGCATGGAGACAGAAGCGGTTGAGCCTTGAACGCCTTGAGTACCTTGTGTTCCAGTCGCACCCTGAACACCGCTTGTTCCAGTTGTTCCCTGTGATCCGATTGAACCAGTCGCGCCCTGAATACCATTTGTTCCTTGAGAACCTGTCGCGCCTTGAGTACCAATGAGACCTTGAGTGCCTGTCGTACCCTGAGCGCCAGTAGTTCCCTGCGCTCCGGTCATTCCTTGAGAACCAGTTAGACCTTGGCTACCAGTTGTTCCTTGTAATCCGTTAGAACCGCTAGTGCCAGTCGTACCTTGTGAGCCAGTCGAACCTGTTGCGCCGACTGCGCCTTGAGTGCCAGTCGTACCCTGCGCACCATTAGTTCCGCTTGTACCTTGCGCGCCATTAGAGCCAGCAGTTCCCTGAGCGCCTGTTGCACCTTGCGTTCCGTTAGTACCCGAAGCACCTTGAGTTCCTGTTGTTCCTTGCAGACCTTGAGTACCAGCGCCAGTTGCGCCTTGTGTACCTTGAACACCCTGCGAGCCAACTGCCGAGGTCTGAGTAAAGAGAATCTGATCCGTGCCGATGATAATTGAGCCATCAGCATACGAACCGACATTGTATTGAATCCATGAAGTTGAAGCGTTGGCAGTTCCCGATGTGACATAGAGATAATCGCCGGGTTCTACTTGACTCATCACATGGTCGTCATAGTCTGTTGCGCGAGTCAATACCCATGCGCTACCAGCAGGGTTGTTCTTACCAAAAGCGGTGACGGTGTAAATACCGTTTTGCGTGCCGTCAGTTTGATTCTTAACGAGTACGCGCTGACCGTTAGCAGTAAAGGTGTGACCGTCAATAACAAGAACGGCGTTCGATGATGCGGTGAGCTTTGCGCCAACACCATAACCACCGTTAGCGTCCAGCGTTCCCGGTGTGTAAGTAGGCGTGTTAGGAAGTACGGCGGCAGTTGCATAGATAGCAGCAGCGTGAGCGTTAGCGGTTGATGTGCCGCCAACAAGTCCTTGAACGCCTTGCAATCCTTGGATGCCTTGCGCTCCGACAGTTCCCTGAATACCAGTTAAACCTTGTGTGCCTGTCGCGCCTTGTGATCCAGTAATACCTTGAATACCTTGCGAGCCAGTCGAGCCAGTTGCACCAGTTGAACCCTGAGTACCAATAGCGCCTTGGATTCCGTTTGTGCCTTGAATTCCCTGTGCGCCTGTAAAACCTTGAGTGCCTTGGCGACCTTGAACACCCTGAACGCCTTGGATACCAGTAACACCCTGAGAGCCAGTCGTACCCTGTGTTCCTAAAGTTCCTTGTGTGCCAGTTGCACCCTGTGTACCTGTTGTGCCTTGCGCACCAGTCATTCCTTGCAAGCCAAGCAAACCCTGAATACCTTGCGTTCCTTGAACGCCTTGTATTCCCTGAGTTCCCTGATTGCCTTGAGTTCCCTGAACTCCTTGAACGCCCTGAGTTCCTTGCACACCTTGAATACCAGTTGTGCCTTGGTTGCCTTGGATTCCTTGAGTGCCTTGCGCGCCCTGCGTACCAAAATGACCTTGTACGCCTTGAGTTCCCTGTACGCCTTGAACTCCTTGCGTACCCTGAACACCTTGCAAACCGCGAGCGCCAGCAGCAGAGATAACGATGTTAGGCGTTACTGCTTGGATATTGATGTTATCGCTCACCGAGAAACCTCTGCATCAACTTGAACAACGCCGCGACCAAGAAAAATAGAGCCGTTAGCTGATGGGTTGGTCAATACCAAATCCCATTCGTACTTGCCGGGAGCTACTGCAACCTGAGCATCTACTTGAACCTGTGGTGTGGTGGTGGGGTTAAAGGTCAGCCCACTACCTACGCTCAAAGAAAGAGCAGTTGTCTTGGCGAGCGCCGAAGTACGGAATTGCAAAAGAGGCGTGTAGCCAGTCAGGTTAATAGGGTTGTTCGATGGATCAGTATAGGAAAAAGTAATTGACCATTCTTGATTCTGGCGAAGGGTGAGATTAACTGGGTCAGGCGTTTGATTTATTGATTGCGCTGGCATCTGAATCTCCTATAACTGAACCGCAACGAGGACATACACGGCTGGACTTGGGGGCTGGCATCTTGCAATTTGGGCAGAACACCGCCATTGCTGCCAATGCGGTCATTGTTGCCGAGCCTTCACTCAATTCTGTAAGCGCCCACACTAGGGCATCCATGCGGTCAGGAGATTTCAGACTTACGCCCGGCTCCCACTCGCACATCTCTGTTTCTAAATCTGCGAAGTATCCAACATGGTGAACTCTGCCTTGTTCATAAAGTGAGGCGATAGGTTCTGCGCGAACTGCTTTGCCGCGAGTAGCCGTCACTTTTTTAACTGGCACATTGGGATTAACTTGTTGCAATAGATGAACTACCAAATCGCCGCCGTTATTCGTTTCTGCGATGATGCGGTCTGCTTTATGTAGTTCAAAGGCGTTGATTGCTTTTCTTGCCCAAGCATCGGGGCTGGCTTTAAGAGTGTCGTCTGCCAAGATGTAATAGTGACCGTCTGCCGTCATTCCTGCGGTGACGATACCGGTGGAGTCTGATTCCTCGCCTGAAGTAACGGCAGGATCTATGCCTACAACTACGCGAGTGAAAGCTAACGGCTCGCTTTGTACGCGAGTGGCTTCTATCTGTGCGCGATTCCATAGAGCGCCGGGGTTGTCGTCTAGGATTTCGCCAAAGAGTTCTTGACGACCGAGGCGAGTGCCAGCGTATCTATTCTGCATTTCGACAAGCGCTGATTGCGAAAGGTTGTCGGAGTTCTCAAAAGTTGATCCGCGTGTGACATAGGTAGTCTCGCGGGAGATTAAGTCCTTGATGATTTTAGTCGGGCGAGGCGTGGTCGTGATAACAACCTGCGGGGTATTGCCGAGGCGAAGTCCGAACTGAAGCTGGTCGTATGCGTCAGGCTTTTCCCAAGCTGCCAACTCATCAAGCCAAGCGCCGTGATGTTGCGGGCCGCGAAGTCTGTCAGGTTCTTCGGCGGAGAATAATTTAATCTTTGAACCGTTGGTAAGAGTTATCTCACCTATCGAGCGGTTGTAAGTTTTGATTGCTTGATAGCGATTGAGTACCGAGACGATTCCCGACACACCTTCAGCACAAGTATCACGCACATCGGCGTAAGTTTTAGCGACTATCGCCCAGCGAGTCTTCGGGTTGGTTATCGCCTGATACGCCAGCCACTCCGATCCTGTCCTCGTCTTGCCCCACCCGCGCCCCGACAGGATCAGCCAAGTCTGCCAGTTCGTCTCCGGCGGTAATTGCGAGGGTCGTGCCTGAATCTTCTGCCATTGGATTCTCGCTTGAGCTTTCCTCAGCGTGTCTTTCGAGTAGCGCGGCAAGGTCTTTGACTGCTCGGTCAATTGATTCATCGCCATCCCATGTAGTTACATCTTGCTGAATCTTGATTGGTGTATCCAACCCTAAGAGTCTAGCGCGTCTTTCCATGAGGCGAACGATGGTGTTGATGGAGGCGTTGTCGCCCTTCATGGCTTTGGGCCATAGAGCCAACTGAAGGCGGTCTATACGGTCTAATTCGGCTTCTCGTAGCTCGTCTGCGGGTTGTTGCATGGTGCGCTTGATAGCCCGCTTATAAGCCGCGTATGCCCCTGTGTGGTCGGCGTAGCCTGTTTCCTCGGCTATGCGTTGCCAAGTGAGCCCAGCGCGGCGTAGTTCGAGGACTTTAATCTCTTTATCTACTAGCTCGGGGCTAGGAACTGCGGCATTGTGATTTGGCATGGATAGATTACTTACTGTTCACAAGTTCGGCTTTTTGCCCTGTAAGGTTTTCCCATCGAGTGACGATGACATCGCAGTATTTAGGGTCTAGTTCCATTAAATAAGCTGTTCTATTAAGTTTTTCGGCGGCTACAATGGTTGTTCCTGTGCCGCCAAATGTGTCCAAAACTAATCCGTTCGGTGGACAAAAATTGGCAATAATGTTTTCTGGCAAATACACCGGAAAAGTTGCTTTGTGGATATTAGCAAATTCATTACCAGATGCGTTTGCGCCTTCTATAACATTCCAATATGTACCTTGTCCAAATTGCGCGTTTTTAAATCGTCTTTTACCATCGCCAAAGCATAAAATAAATTCAACAAGGTTATTTACAATGCCCGGTTGAATATGTGGGGCAACAGTTGATTTTTTCCAATAAATAATATCTTTAAATTGATTGCGGTAATGAGCCAAAATATCAACAATAACACGCTTGTTGCCTTCAACTAACCCAATGTTATATAAAACTTCGTCACATACGGCAAAAATACAATCCAAATTAGATTTTATAAAATGTTCATATTCTGATTCAGATTGATTATCAACAAAAGAATTATATTTTTTTTCTGTTGTTTTGTTGCCTTTAATTTCTAATGATCCGGCGTTGTAAGGTGGCGATGTAAAACAAATTTCAGCGCGTTTTCCATCCATCAACCGCTCAACGATGGCTAAATCCGTACTATCCCCACACATCAGCCTATGCCGACCTAATTGGTAGATATCGCCTATTTTAGTCTTAGGTTCAACGGGTGGTTCAAGAATCTCATCTTCATCTACAGGCTCAATGTCAGCTAGAGCGGGTACTTCAAATCCTAATTCGGTGATATCCCACTCGGCATCTACAAGTTCCAAGAGTTGCTTGGCGAGTTCAGATTCATCCCATTCAGCCAGTTCAGCCGTTCTATTATCGGCGAGCGCATAAGCCTTGGCGGTCTCGTCATCCCAATCATCAGGAACTTCGGCTACATCAATCTCTGTCCAGCCTAGAGTCTTAGCGGCCTCTAGCGTTCCATTTCCGGCAAGAACAACGCCACGATGGACAACGATAGGTTTGCGCTGACCGAACTTCTTTAGAGAAGCGGCGATAGCATCTAGGTTGCGCTGAGAGTGCTTTCGAGCATTTCTAGGGTCTAGGGATAGCTCTGTTATGGAAATCTTCACGGTTGCCTCCCGTTAGTGAATTGCGAGCGTCTAACAAATCGTCAACGCTCGAAAGATAAAATTGCTTCTGTTGATAGGTCAGCCGATTGCCATAGCGGTCTTGTAACTTATCCCTCAAGTGAGCAAGGGCTTCGTCTATGTCGGCGATTGTGACTTCTTCTAGGGCTATTTGCATGGCTCTCTCGTTACACGCCACCCAATTATAGATAATATAACTGAAAAGAAAAGCAAATGCAAATTACTTACGGAGGATATGCACACGCGGTTTAGACTTTCGGCGCTTGTCGTATGCCGCCTGTAACTTATCCAAGTCGTATTGACCATTCACGCACTCTATCTCATCTTCCATAATCCAGTTGTAAACGGTGCGGTTAGTGACTTTATAGAGAAGGCTGGCTTGAATGACATTAACTTTGGGCATCAAGCATCTTTCCAAGCAGTCGCCATTGGTGGGATTCCCAGACCGTACCGCATCGCCGGCACTTAATCTCTGAAGTGCGCTCTAGCTGAGTCGGGTCAATCTTGAGTTTAGTACCGCAGACTTCATCCTCTTTATTTATCGTGGGGCATTTGCCGATTATTATCTCGTCAGACTTCTTGCCAAGAATAAACATAATCTTGTTATGCGTAGAGATAATAACGGTGGCAAGGTCAACGGCTTCGTTGTAGTTCTTGTATGCCCAATCCCCGCGCTTAGATATGTATTCGCAGGTCATGGTGATTTTATTTATCTCTTGCCCGCGAAAGGTAATGCGCGTTTCGGATCGCGCCTCGCGCATCATGGCTTCGTGGCGCATGAGTGGAGTGCTAATACCGCCTGAGCGCATATTCAGGGTTTCGATACGAACTGGAAGCGGTGGAGTCTTGCTACCGGATACTTTCTCACCGCTTCGCCCGCTACTCGGAATCAGCTCGCGCTCTAGGTCGTAATATAAATCAGGAAACTTCACCAACCGCGACATGGCAAATTGCCAGCATGACGGACAAATATCATGCTGGCTATCCCTGCGACAGTTGGCACATTTCATTTATCGCGCTTGGCCTTAAACGCCAAAACATCAGCGCGGTTGTAATAGACCCTCTTGCCTTTTTTCTCTACCCAAGTTAACTGCTTGCGGTTTTGTAGTTGGTGCAGGTTGTTATGGGTAATGACAAGAAGCTCGCAGACTTCATCGCTTGTCATTAGTTCCAAGAGCTACCCCACTCAGGCTCATCGTTCTTAGGCTTTGAGAACTGTGATTTATTGGCAGACTTCAACACAATCGTAATGTCGTCAGCCTTGATTTCTAAACCTTGCTTCTGTGAGCCGTCTTTAGCTTGATAGGAGCTGACCTTGAGCGTTCCGACAACCTTTACGCGCTCGCCTTTGCGAACTGCATCAGTAACAAGTTCTGCTTGCTTGCCGAGGATAGAGGTGCGAAACCAAACCGTCTCGCCGTCAACCCAATCCTGACCCTTCTTCTCGCGTGGTGTGTACGCAAGCGAAAAAGACGCAACGCCAAACGACCCATTCTTGCCTTCGAAGAACTTAATCTCTGGATCAGTTCCTACATTTCCTACAACTTCAATGCGAGCCATCCTGCTATTCCAATCGTTCGTAGTTACCTTCGTTGTCTATTCTAACAACCTCAGCGCCGTGTAGGTGCATGGGGTAGTCGGCGGGATTAGCCCATGAAGGACACATCCAACCTTTCATCGTTGCCCGCGCCGGGTTGAGATGAATACTGTCTGTGCCGAGGTTATGGCACTTGTGATGAACGGCAATCAGGTTGCTTACTTCATCTTTTCCGCCGCGAGATTTCAGCTTGCGATGATGTAAGGCAAAGTCGTCACCCGAACCCCCACACATCTCGCAATATCCTTTTGCGCGAGCTAATACCGTCTCGGCTATTTTCTTATCCACGCTTTTGCTCAACAATCAAGAAAGGCGGTGCGGTATATGGGTCTTTCTCGGAAGCAATCGTAAGAGCTTTCTTAATACTTGCACCTTGCTTAAGCGCCCCAATAGCAAGGCTGCTGCCACTACCAATCCCATAAATACCATCGGAATCAAGGCAGATAGCGAAATCATCAGCAATATCAAATACTTCACCGTGAACTGCAACCAAGAACGCAAATCGTGTCTCGTCATCTTTATCATCTTCCAGCTTGAGGTCGTTGTCTTTAAAGCATTGCTTAAGCGCCGGGATGAACTTAGAAATCATGAAGTGATACAAGTCTTTCTTATCAGCTTCGGTTGGCTTGGGCGGGTTAAATATGTGTTGCGCCACATCGCAATACGAACTAAGACCAGCGCCAGCAATAAGGAATTGCCCGCGTTCGGTTATCTTGACCATCTTGGGGTGGGTGTATTTGCGAGTTGCGGTGACTAATGAATCCGATCCGATAACCACCTTGTCGGCGTATTGTCGGGCAACAATCGTGGTCATGGGGATACCTTACACCATAAGAAAATATGCGTTTGAGCGCATATTTGTAGCTACAATGTAGCTACAAGCACAAAGCCCCACACCCTTGAGAAATGTGGGGCTAAGGCAGACAACCGCGAGCGCAATCAACTGGAGGTAATCATGCGCTCAAGCGGTCGTACCTTCACGGAAGAGGAACGGCTCTTTCGTGAAATCTAGCGACTCACGCCCATAGGCGCGGTCAGGATTGTCATCCTTAATACCAGTAATGGCGATTCCAGAAGCGGAGTGCGTTGCAGGGAGTTGAGTATCGGTCACGAATATATCGTAACCCGACATTCACTTGCTGACTAACGCTTGCTAATGGCGATAATCCAATCCTCTGAGGAATACCCCCGGCGTGATAAGAAACCGTTAACCCATCCACCACTAGCTTCACAGGAGTAGCGTTGTAGGCGTTTGGTCGCCAGTTACTCTCGTTAGTCCAGACGGTGACTAGGCATCTCCATTGGTAGGTGGAGTTCCATCCGTATTTATGAAGTTGTGAGTGTGCGTAGGCTTTTGCCGCTGCAGGTGTGCGCTCTATCGCATCCGTAAATGCTTTAGGGCTTTGCGCCACCGATGGACTTGCAAACCCGATCCCAACCGCAAGCGCGGCGACTACAAGGAAACGAGTCTTGAACTTCAGCGCGAACCAATCGCCGCCTGTTCCATAGCGTTCATCGCGTGCCTCCGTTGTTAAGTGCGTTCATTTCTGAACCTCCTTAGTCGGTTGTGAGTTAATTATAGTGCATACAGAGCAGGTCTTACCCAAGACCATCCATTCTCCACACCCCTTGCATCGGGCGATATTCCACTCGTTCATGGCTGACCGTGTTTTGCGTACCCGGCGATGTCGAGCCAAGAATCCGCAAGGTCGGGATTAACTGAGATGCGTTGAAGCTTGAGAGCAATCATCATTTGAGCCACTTGATACGGCGCTAATGCGTAAGGCAGGTCAAGGATGACCCCCCACATAATTCCTATCTTGCGAAAGTTCTCAGTCGGATCACCGTACTGCTCTTGACGCTCGGCAAGGATGTCGTCTAGCTCCATTAAAATTGCCAGCCAACATAAAACATCAAGAATTCAATATCCAAGCCGTACTTGCTGACACTAATACCTAACCCAAAACCCTTACAGATTCCGTAGGTAATCCAGCTATTTTTTAACCGTAGTTCTCTATGCACTTGCCTTCTCCAGTTCTGTTTCGATGTTTTGTTTGATAACACAATGCTTGCAGACATAGACCCGAAAGCCCATATATAAGCCTTTATATAATTTTTTATTGGCGGCCGAGCAGAAACCACATTGAGCCATCATTTCACCCACTTGCGTTTCGCGGCAAAGTATCCATAGATTCCAAACGCAATGCCTACGGTGTCAATAAACGCAACCCACAACAGGGCAAGTTTCACAATCATCGCTGAGGTGTCCAGTTCACTCGGTAACTTTTTGCAAAAACGGTTAACTCAAAGATGCGGTTATTCGCGTAATAACTTGGCAT